TGGCCTGAAGATTACGCTGGTTAATTCCACCCTTTTCAGGATCAGTTCCCATCGTTACTAAAAGAATAGCTTGCTGCATACAGCGACCAATCGCCATATCCATTTTTTTCAATTCATCCTTAAAGCTTATATCAGCTAAAACAGGGTAACCCATTGGAACGGCAAACGGTTCATAATCCTGCTTTTTATAAAATACTGCCACGATTTTATCTATATCTAGAGGGATTTGCACAGCAGCACTTCTAGTTGTATCAATTTGCTCTTGTATGTTTTTGGGTAGTGAATCAAATATTTGCTTATCCTCTTCGGTTTCTCTATTTTTTAATCTTTCCAATTCATAATTGGTTACCAATTTATAATAAACAGGATTGTTAAATGCTAACGTACCCGTCATTCTAATATCCGCTGGGTTTACCAGCATATATGAGCTCGGAATTTTATTAGTAGAGCTTAAAGCAGATGATAATCCGCTTCCAAAAGTTTGAGTAATTTTCGAAACTTCTTGATTGCTAAGAGTGGCATCAAATCTATAAACAAAAACATTTCCTGATCTATAATACTCCCTAAAAAACTGATCTTGAAAATCCCAAATATTTAACTTATTAAATAAAGCTTCAAAAAAGCTTCTAGATTTTTTACTTGCACCTCTAAAGTAAATATTACCGAGTGAAAATTCTGTCATCAAATCAATAACATTTCTAAACTGAGAAAAATTATAATAAGCTTTTTGGCATAAAATAACCGCATCTCTGACATCTAAGCTTTTTGCGCCACTGTTACCATACTGGTAAGAATATTTAAATGGAACTAATCCATCTGAAATATTGGCATATTTGTCGGTTCGATTAATTACTGATGCTTTATTCCTACGAGTACTCGTTCTACCCGTATTTATGTTAGCGCTTGATTCGTAAGCCATAAAAGGAGTAGTGTCCTCTTCAGAGGCTTTAGCGGTCATTTTTTTTGCCGCTTTTTTAGCGGTTGTTGACGCTCTAGCGGTCTTCTTCGGTTTGCTCTTTTTTGGTTGTTGGCTCATGATTACTAAATTAATACACTTCTAACGGAACATTTGGGGCAAAAAGGTAGAATTTATTTCATTTTCATCAGTACTCTTGCTGTCATTGTAGCATCTGACCCCCCAGTTCGCCAGCATTAAAGTAGTATAATTATCCTTACGGGCTCTATGAGGGGAAGTGCTTCTTTTCAAATGTTGTGGTAAATCAAAGGTTTGAGTTCCCTTTGCTGTACTTTTCACTTCTACCAAAGCGCACTGTTTTTTTGTAGAATAAATTAAAGTATCCTGAGTTTCTATAAATTCTCCAATATTATTTTCCGCCACTAATTTTAAATTAATATTATAATTTGATTGTTTATCAAACATGGAGCCATTAGCGGTAGTACGAGAGGCGAACCATATTTTTTTATGATCTATAGCAGCTTGAAGATGTTCATTGGCTTTTCTTAGAAAATCACTAGTAAAGTTTTGTTTAAAGCAAATTCGGTGATCTGTTTTATTTAAATCTCTTTTAAATCTTCTAATTTCTTTTTGATAATCCTGCCCTTCTTTGGCTGCGTCAAAATCCAAAAATTTTAAATTAATTCCAGCATTTACAAAATTTTCAGATTCATTACAGCTATCTAGAAACTGATAACCTGCATTATCAATAACTATTAATTCTATATTGAAATTTGTATAAAGATAAAACATATAGTTTATGTGGTCTTTTAAGTCTCCACCTGCTACCGCATAACTATGAACTAAAGTACCCTCTCCTGTATTTTCATCTAATTCTAGCAAAGACATTGCAAAAAAATCAGAGCTAGGACTATTAGAAAAGGAAGGGTCAATCCCTAAAATGTATTTACTATTAGACCCCCCTCTTATTAAAGTGGTTGGCGTGTCTCCGTCAGGAATAGTGCATTCATGCATTTTTTTTGCGCTAAAATAAGAATCTGACCCATCCGTAAATTGAGCGCAGTATTCCCTAAGAAAAGAGGAGTGGGAAGAGCCTCCTTCCTGAGCTTCTTCAATTACAGTCTTATCTATCATTTCTTCAGGTAATGCTTCATACCCCATTTGAGAAATAAAATAACTGGCATCCCCAAGGTCTTCAGAATATATTCTATTAGTCCACTCCCTGTAAGTTTTATATAAATTTTCAAAAGTATAAGAGGCGGAAGACAATGCTATCATCTTAGAATTGTTTTCAAATTCCATCCTATCCTCATCTTTCATCTTACCCTTTTTAATCAGATCGTCCTCTATAGCCCGAATCTCAAGCCTTTCTTTCATGTTTTGAGGGGCGACCAAAAAAGGCATGAGTACAGTATTAATTAATTCTTCGGGTAATAATAAAAACTCATCTAGTAATAAAATATTAGCTCTAAAACCACGAATCTTTTCACCGTTTAAAGGAATAGCGGTAATTGTACCCCCATTGATTGACCACTCGAATTGGTCGTTTCTTTTAGAAGGTTTTGTAGAGAAGGCTTGCTGTAGTAGTTCTGCGCCCTTGGATTGTACCAATTTTTCTAAATTATTAAATATAAATCTAGCAGTACGAAAAGTTGGGCCAGCTATTAAAATTTTTGTACCAGGATTAAATATACATTGCAAAAAACAAAATACCGAAGCAATGAAAGTTTTACCGCAACCACGACCCCAAACGCACATGGAGAAGTTACGGTTCATCATCCCCTTTAATGTTATCTCTTGGAAAGGGGCCAGCTTAATTCCTGATATAAGCTCTGTCGTAATACCCAAGTTAGAAGATAGAAATTTAGCTAATGAAATTTTAGCTTCTTTGTCATCTAAAATTCCTTCTAATTTTAAAAGCTCCGAATTTACATCGGGTAGGTCTTTTTTATATTTTTCAGGGCAATACCACATATATCACGTTTCGTAAAACTTTGCGTAAGGACTTAAGTTTTCAAAATCACTTTTATCGTTGTGAGTATAATAATAAGTGGCTAAAGAAATTCTATGTTTTTCAGGTGGGCACTGCAAGGGTTCTGGACATCCATGTAAAGCATTATTGGCGGTATTAAAAATAACCATAGTATTAAAATCGGGTTTTATAGATACCTGTTTTTGCTTTAAATTTTTATCCCATAACTCTAAGTCACCTTTCCAATCCGACATCCAATCTTCATTTAAAAAAACTAAAACATTAATTTGCCTACATAAAGAAGTCTCTGGATTATAATCAAAGTCCTGATGTACGTTTAATTTGCCTCCGCGAGAGGTACAATGTATTCCTCCTCCTATATTCGAAGGGTCATCAATTATACCTTTTATTCCTGTTAAATCTTTTAAAAAATTCAAAAACTCAACGCTGTGTAATTGCCACAAGATTTTTTGAACTTCCCTAGGCATATCTGCTGCATTTTCTATCCACCTTTTATTTACTTGATGATCAGTAACCCGAGACTGTTGTTTCCATTTTAAATTATTTAAATTATTTTCTATCGCCAAGACGCACTCTTTTAAATCCTTTGCGTTGAAGAAATCTTTCACTACAGTATGCGGGAACGGTTCTGCATTTTTATATTTGTTGTGAGAAATGTAATCCATACTTTAGAGAATTTTTTTATCGTAAGCTAATTGTAAATCAATTTTTTTATAAATACAATCACTAAAAAATATCTTTTCTATGACCCTGACCGACTCTTTTCTACCTTTAACAAATAAAAATTGTATATGATCATATTTTTGAATCATGTCTCTTACTTGGTGAAATATAAATTCTGGTGTTACTCTGATCTTTTTAGATATGTGAGGTAAAAATGGGAATGACAAAGCGTTTGTTAAAGACTCTTCTACTACAATTATTAAATTTGCATCATTTTCCGCCGCTCTTTCAATCTCCCTACAAAACCTATCATAGTTTTGCACGCTAATGGTTGATATAAAATCAGCTAAGGATTTTCTTTCTATGTAACAGTTACAGGTCAGGGTTTTATCGCTCAAAGCGTAATCACCAAATTTTAAACCTTTTACCTCTGTAGGTAAATTAAATTTCAAAGGTAGCTGTTCCCTGCTATCTATATATACTTTTAAATCCTTAAGGTCTTTGGGAATCGCGGCTGTAGCTATGTTAGTGATGTTTTCATATTTATTTTTAAAACCTAAAGACTTACAAAAATTATAGTAATCCCCTATATTTTTTTCGTAAGAAATTACGGACGGTATAGAAGTACTACGTAATTCAACCTGACAAGGCGAATAAATTAAATTCTTTTTTTCTTTTCTTTCTAGAAGTAATTTTTTAAGATAATCTTTAGACTCTTTAGGATTTAAATTATCTAACCATTTTAGTTGGTTGGTGCGTGTATTAAATTCTGTATTAAAATAATATTCTTTAGATTTAAATTTAATTATTTTTCCATCATGCAAATCGTAACGTGGATAATACTTCTGGTAATAAGACGCTACTCTAAGGTCGTGTTTCTTCAAATGGGAATGAAGTTTTCTTTCAGTTTCAAACTCTTGACCACAAACTTTACATTTAAAACTCATATTTAAATTTTTTAATATCCTCTTTGTAGATATTAGCTATGATTTGTTGATTCTTTTTGTTATAAAATTTTCTATAATTAGGTTTATTATGTATCTTAGCAACCTTTTCCAATTCCCCAATCTTAATTTTATTTTTACGTAATATAGTCTTGAAGTTAGGTGTCAGCCTTTCAAACTTACCTATATAATCCATATTTACTTTATCGTTTAATTCCAACCATCTCACCTGCGGCATTATCCATCTTCCTGAAAGCCTATTATTTATATGGGTTAAATCATCCCACCTTTTATCTAAAGTAAGCTCACCCAAGCTTTCAAGCCTTTCAATGAATGTAGAAAAAGCTGTTTTAAATTTTAAAAAAAATTTTTGATCTACAAACCCATTCTTTTTATTGTTTAACAAGTCCCTCCCCCTACGCCACGCTCTTTGTCTAGCGGATTTACCTGCTCCAATAAATTGACCATGTTCTGATAGATATTGAAAATAAATCACCTCGGAAAAGGACCACAAGTACCAAGACAATAATCTATCCCAAGGATTTCTTACTATTGTAAATTTGAAATATTTTTCCACATCACAATGCTCCGCATACTCTTCTAAAGTGGAATGCTGAGTTTGTTTTTTGTAATGATCACCACTCGGGACAAAATTAAAAAATTTTTCTATACTACTGCCACCAGTGCGCGGTATATGTACAAATAATATTTTTGGCTTTTCCAATATCATTTTAGTTTAATACCTCGTCTTCTGAAATGCCCATTATCCTAGCTTTGATTTCATCCATCGTGCTTAATTTTTCGACCTCTTCTGCTACAGCCTCTTTTCTCATATTTGCCAATTTAATCATTTTAGTACGGGACTCCTCAGATTTCCACATCTCTACAAGGTTTAAAATACTGGCATTTTCTTTTAATTGATTTTTTAATCTATCACTTCTTTTTTCTTTCAAGCTTTCTAGAAGTTTTTGCTGTCTATTTACAGACTGATGATATTCGTTTTGCGCTGTATTTATAGCTTCAACCAAAGACATTGCAATACGTCTCCCATCCGTGTCATTAGCGGCATCATCTAATAAGTTTTGTAAATGTTCAACTCTATGCTGTATGTTAGAAGCTATGACCACTTCCGATGATAATACAATATATTGATCCACCTCTTCTTGAGTTAAGTCATTTTTATCACAAGTATATCGAACAAAACTAGACTCAAAAAGGTCTCTTGTAGCGAGGTCTGTATAACTATTTATTTGATGTATAAAACGATAAGTATTCATGTAACCCAAGAGGGCTTCCACATTCTTTTTTTCTTTGGCTACAAGCTTGTCTTTGTCCCACTTATCAAAAATATATTTATTAATTTTAGAAAGTGACAGGCTAAAAGTAGAAGGAGGCTTGTATTGTTCATGAGTTACGTTTATTTCTTCAGATGAATCGTGAGAAGGGTCAATACTCTTTATGTAGTCTCCTACGACTTTAGCCTCTTTATTTAAATTTGTGATTTTTTCATTAGCAAAAATAACCCGCGCTATCTCAACAAAGGTCATCATTTTATAATTATTATCTATAAATTCTTTATGCTCCCCTGTAAGATTTATTTCTTTATGCTGATATTCTTGAGCGGCCCTAGCCTTGATACTTTGCTCTGCTAAAAACGCTTTGACAGCCTTCCCCTCTTTACTTCGACCATCTACTTTTTTGTCGGGAAATACTAAGTTTATTAACTCTAATAAAGATGGAGGGCTATCGGGTCTAGAATTCCATTCTTGAACTAACGCTTTTTTCTGATCATCAGATAATGCAATTTCTTGACTCATATAATATCCACATCCCCTCTTTCTAAAACTTTTTTTACCTTTTCAACGATTGACTTTTTTATATTTTTAATATGTTTGTAACCTGGCGGTCTTCCGCGCTCTGATGTAGTATAGTTCATTATTTTAGCCACTTCTTCATCAGATTTATTTTCTATGTAAATTAATTGATATACGCTTCTTTCTAAAGGTTTTAAAAGAGAAAGCATTTTTTTATGCAATTTATTTTTATTAGATTCAAAGTTGTCTACGCTACAAGCCATGTTTTTAACTTCTATAGAATGATAATCCATAGAAACGGGCACTTTTAAATTTTGAGCATCTTTTTTATTTTTATTCCAATATTCGTAAAGAGGGCAATCTGTACACTGTTTTTTAAATAATTTACATCCATCATTTTCTTCTGCGGCAGCACACTTTAAACACGGTCTCGTAAAGTTGCCGTAGTTATTTCTTATAAGATTTTTTAGTTGATTAGATATTATTCTATTAAGCCAAGGGCGCAGAGGCTGCTTTGGGTCGTAAAGATGCCACTTATTATTGATATGTATTTTAATTATCTGAGAAACATCATCAAAGTCCATCCAAGCAAGCGATTGCAAATTCCACTTAGATTTTCTTTTTCTTATTTCTTCATCGATAATATCTATACAATCCTCAAAACTTTTATTAAAATTCTCCAATTTAAGTAGAGGATTTTGGCTTAATTGCAGAACCTTCTTTTTTAAGCTGTTCTAAGGTTTCTTGA